ATGCCTAATCTGCTGACCCGCCTGTTTGGCGGCCGTTCCGTCGTGCCCGAAACCAAGACGCTCCAGATGCTCACTTCGGTGCGCGAACTGGGCGAGGCGCAGTGGACCGCGCGGAGCTTTGCAGCGCTGGCGCAGGAGGGATTTGCGCGCAACCCGGTGGTGCATCGCTGCGTGAAACTGATCGCCGAGAGCGCGGCGCGCGTGCCGCTGGCGATCGAGGACGGCGGCAAGCGGCTGGCCGAGCATCCGCTGCTCGCCTTGCTGGCGCGGCCGAATTCGCGGCAATCGGGCAGCGAGATGCTCGAGGCCGCTTACGCGTTCCTCGAGACGGCGGGCAATGCGTATCTGCGCGCGGCGGTGTCCGAGGGTGAGGTCAAGGCACTGTTCTGTTTGCGGCCCGACCGCGTGCGCGTGGTGACGGGCACCGATGGCTGGCCCAGGGCCTACAGTTATTCGACCGGGCAGGGGACCGAGACGCTGAAGCTCGACGCGCTGCCGGTGGCCGATATACTGCATATGGCACTGTTCCATCCGCTCGACGACTACTACGGGCTCTCGCCTCTCGAGGCGGCGCAACAGAGCCTTGATCTGCACAATGCCGCGGCGCGCTGGAACAAGGCGCTGCTCGACAATTCAGCGCGGCCCTCTGGAGCGCTGGTCTACTCGGCGGGCGCGGGGCATCTGACGGACGATCAGTTCAAGCGCCTCAAGGATGAACTCGAGGCCGCGTTCCAGGGCGCAGCGAATGCCGGCCGGCCGATGGTGCTCGAGGGCGGGCTCGACTGGAAGTCGATCGGCATCAGCCCAAAGGACATGGATTTCATCGAGGCCAAGCACGTCGCGGCGCGAGAGATTGCGCTCGCCTTCGGTGTGCCGCCGATGCTGCTCGGCATTCCGGGCGACAACACCTACGCAAATCTGGCAGAGGCCAATCGCAGCCTGTGGCGCCAGACCATCGTGCCGCTGGTCAAGCGCGTGACGGACGACCTGAGCTTCTGGCTCGCGCCGGGGTTTGGCGGGCGAATCAGGGTCGTGCCGGACTTCGACGAGATCGAAGCGCTGGCAGAAGACCAGGCGAGCCGCTGGGCGCGGATCGGCGGAGCGGGATTCCTCAACGACGAGGAGAAGCGGGCGATGCTGGGGATCGGAAACTAGATGCGACGACTTCGGCTAGACGAGGCAGCACGCGAGATATGCGCTGCGTCGTCGGAGTTGGTCGTTCACCTTGCCGCCTGCGGCACGACAAGTTTTTCAAGGCGCATCCGCTGCCTGAATAGACAGCCAGGGGTCTCCGGCTCGCGGGTTTTCTCCGAAAGCGGCTAACCAACTAGGCAGCTCACAAATGGATGATCTGACACGCACCATCGCCGAGCGCGGTGACCTGGCGCATTTGGCGCTGTTCTTGTGGGCGAGCGGGGCGAGCGGGCTGCTCGTGTGGTGCCTCAAGGAGCTGGCGGCGGCGAACCGGCGCTTCGAGGATTTCGTCAAGGAAATCGCCGCGCTGAACCGGCTGTTCAAGAACAAGGACTGATCTCATGCCGACCAAGACGGAGGCCGTCGAGGTCTTCAGGCAATTCGCCTGGAGCCTCGCGGGGAAACTGGCTGCGCCGAGTTTGCCGCCCGCGAGCGGAGCGAGGCGTCCGGCGCGGCCGAAGGGGAAGCGCTGATGAAGGCGATCCCCATCGATGCCGAGGGACGCTTTTCGGGCTATGCGAGCGTCTTCGGCAAGGTCGACGAGGGTGGCGACATCGTGATGCCGCGCGCCTTCCGCAAATCGCTGAGCCTGCGCGGCCGGCATCGGATCAAAATGCTGTTCCAGCATGATCCGAAGGATCCGGTCGGTACCTGGGACGCCATCCGCGAGGACGGGTTCGGGCTTTGGGTCGAGGGCCGATTGGTGCCGGAAGTGCCGCGAGCGGAGGCGCTGAAGCGGCTGATCGCCAAGCGGGCGGTGGATGGGCTTTCGATCGGCTTCCGTACGGTGAAATCGACGCGCCAGCCGCGCACCGGACATCGGCAGCTGTGGGAAATCGACCTTTGGGAAATCTCCATCGTCACCTTTCCGATGATGGACCTCGCCCGGATTGCTCCGGGCAAACCGCCGGCGCCGAGCCGGCTCGAACGGTCGCTGCAGGCGGCCATGGCTGCATTCAAGCAATAAGGATTGATGATGACTGAAGCGACCACCGGCCTTGAGAACAAGGCCAATGGCGGCGCCGACGCGCTGTTCGGCGAGTTCATGACCGCATTCGAGGAATTCAAGCGGATCAATGATGGCCGCATCGCCGAGCTCGAAAAGCGCGGCAGCGCCGATGCGCTGACCGAAGAGAAGGTCAGCCGGCTGAACCAGGCGCTCGATGGCGCCAAAGCCGCGATCGACCGCGCCAATCTCGAGAGGGCCCGGCCGCGGCTTGAAGGCGGGCGTCCCGATGCCGGCGACGAGTATAAGGGTGCGTTCGCCGCGTATGTAAAACGCGGCGAGGAGAAGGCCCTGTCGGTCGGCTCGGGTCCCGATGGCGGTTATCTCGTGCCGACCGAGACCGACACCGAGATCACGCGGCTTATGACGGCGCTGTCGCCGATCCGCTCGATCGCGAGCGTGCGGCAAGTGTCGACCTCGCTCTACAAGAAACCGGTCAGCACTACTGGTCCCGCGACCGGCTGGGTGGCCGAAACGGCGAGCCGGCCCGGCACCGACAGCCAGATCATCGACGCGCTCAACTTTCCGACGGCCGAGCTCTACGCCATGCCGGCGGCCACCGCGCAGTTCCTCGACGACGCCGCGGTCGATGTCGGCCAATGGATCGCCGACGAGGTCAACGCCGCCTTCGCCCAGCAGGAGGGTACGGCGTTCGTGACCGGCAACGGTACGAACAAGCCCAAGGGCTTTTTGGCGGAGACGACGATCGCCGAAGGCAGCTGGGCCTGGGGCAAGCTCGGCTATGTCGCGACCGGGGTGTCGGCGGACTTCCCCGCCAGCGACAAGTCCGACGTGCTGGTCGATCTCGTCTATGCGCTCAAGGCCGGCTATCGCCAGAATGCGAGCTGGGTGATGAACCGCAAGACGCAAGGCGCGATCCGCAAGCTCAAGGACGATGCGGGCAACTACATCTGGCAGCCGGCGGCGACCGCCGACGGCAAGGCGACGCTGATGGGCTTTCCGCTGGTCGAGGCCGAGGACATGCCCGACATCGCCGCCAACTCGCTGTCGATCGCGTTCGGCGATTTCAAGCGTGGCTATCTCGTGGTCGACCGCCAAGGCGTCAACGTACTGCGCGATCCCTACAGCGCCAAACCCTATGTGCTGTTCTACACGACCAAGCGCGTGGGCGGCGGCGTGCAGAACTTCGACGCGATCAAGCTGATGAAATTCGCCGCGTCGTAAGACGCCGGTGAAGCCCCGGCGCTCGTGCCCTCCCTCCCGGGCGCCGGGGCAGTTCGTTTCATCGATGTCTGCACTCCCCCAGAAAGGGGGAGGGTTGGGGTGGGGGTTGATGCGCTCAACTCGCGGCCGGTGGGTCAACCCCCTCCTGTCCTCCCCCTTTCTGGGGAGGACCGACTGCGCAATTTTCGGAGAACCCTATGACCTCCACACTCATCGCCGGACCCGGCGAGGAGCCGGTTTCACTTGCCGAGGCGAAGGCCTGGTGCCGGATCGACTCGACCGACGAGGACGATCTTGTCTCCGCGCTCGTCGCGGCGGCCCGGCTGCAGGTCGAGAGCGAGACACGCCGCGCGCTGGTCACCCAGAGCTGGCGGGTGAGCCTCGATTGCCCACGCGGGCGGGTGATTGAGCTGCCGGTGGCACCGGTGAGCGCCATCGTCGCCGCAACTGCGGACGACGCCGATATCGAGGTAGCATTGCAGGGCGACGCCGCGCTGCTGCCCGGCGGCGGCTACCGCTCACTTACCATCGACTACACGGCCGGCTACGGCGCGGCGGCGGACGTGCCGGCGGATTTGAAGCAGGCGGTGCTCGCGCTCGTCGCCTATTGGTATGAGAACCGCGATCTCGCGATGGCGTCCCTGCCATCCGGACTGGATCGGATGCTCGCGGGATATCGGCGGGTGCAGCTGTGAGCGAGTCCATTCCGCCGATCGGCACGCTCACCGACCGGATCGAACTCAGGCAGCGGGTCGTGACGGATGAAGATGAGGGCGGAGAAATCGCGCTCTTCACGCCGATCGCGACAGTGTGGGCGCGGGTGCGATCGCTGGCCACGAGGCAAGCGGTCGACAGCGATGCCCGCGGCCTGACCGCGACGCACAGCGTGGTGCTGCGGTTTCGCAACGGCCTGTCGCCGGGCGACCGTGTCGTCTATCGCGGCCGCAATCTCGAGGTGATGAGCGCCAACGATCTCAACGGACGTCGCGCCTATCTCAGTTGCCTTTGCGCGGAACGGACGGTGACGGGATGACCCATCCGATCCTGGCATTGCAAGGGGCGCTGGTCGCGGCTCTGCGGGAAGATGCGGAGCTGGCTGCGCTGGCGCCGATCTTCGACGCGCCGCCCAAGGCCGCAGCACCGCCCTATGTGACGATTGCCCGGCATGACCTGCTGCCGCGCGACGGCGATGAGACGCCGGGCAATGAGCATCGGCTGATCTTCCACGCCTGGGCAGCCGATGCGAGCCGCAAGGCCGTGGTCGCCATCGCCGAACGCGTGGTTGCGGTGGCGATGGAGGCCGAGCTCGATGGCGGGCTGGTGGTGACGATGCGCCGGCACGATCGCACGGACACGGCGATCGACGCGGGAACGGGCCGCGCCCGCGCGGCGATTGCGATGACATTCTACAGCGAACCATCTTCGTAAGGACAGACACATGGCAGCCCAGAGCGGCAAGGACATGCTGGTGAAGCTCGACCAGACTGGAAGCGGCAGCTTCCTGACGGTCGCGGGATTGCGGACGCGATCGCTGAGCTTCAATGCAGCGACGATCGACATCACCGATGCGGAAAGCGCCGGACACTGGCGCGAACTGCTCGACGGCAGCGGTATCAAGCGCGCAGCCGTGAGCGGCAGCGGGATATTCAAGGACCAGGCCTCGGACGCAAAGGTCCGCGAGCTGTTCTTCGCGGGCACCATCCGCGACTGGCAGCTGATCCTGCCGGATTTCGGAACCGTGCAGGGACCGTTCCAGATTACCGCGCTCGAGTTCTCGGGCGACCACGCCGGCGAGGTGACATTCGACATCGCGCTCGAGAGCGCGGGGGTGATGAGTTTCACGGCTGACTAGGGGACCGAAGCTGCGTTTCCATCGCCTCCTCCCCCTAGCGGGGAGGGACCGAGGGTGGGGGCCGCAAGCACCGGCCTTTGAGTAAAAGGCCCGCACCCCAGGCCCTCCCCGCTAGGGGGAGGGGAGCCCGACTTCTTACGTGGAGATGAGATGCCCAACATTCATCGTGGAGAAATCGCCGCCATCATCGACGGCGAGGAGAAGGTGCTTTGCCTGACGCTGGGTGCGCTGGCCGAACTCGAGGCGCGGCTGGGGGCCGGGGATCTCGTGGGACTCGGCGAGCGTTTTGCAGGCGGACGCGTGTCGGCGCGCGATCTCACGACCATACTCGGGGCCGGGCTGCGCGGCGGCGGCAACGCCATCAGCGATGACGACCTCGCGCGCATGTCGATCGAGGGAGGGCTCAAGGGCGCGGCCGAAATTGCGGCGAAGCTGCTGCGGGCGACCTTCGGGGGCGAGCCATGAGCACGTTCCCCTGGCGCGAGGCGATGCAACTGGGCTTCGGCGTGCTGCGGTTCAGCAGCAAGGAATTCTGGGGCCTGACCCCACGCGAACTGAGCGCCGCGTTCGAGGCACGGAGCGGCGTACTCACCGGTGCGCCCGATCGCGACCGGCTCGGCAAACTGATGGAGCGATTCCCCGATGGCCGATAGTCTCGACAGCTTTTCCAGCAGCCTCGGCGATGTGCAGGGAGAGCTTAAGCGCGTCGGCGATCTGGCCGACGGCGTTGGTCGTTCGCTGAGCAATGCGCTTCGCGGTGCGGTGACCGACGGCAAATCGCTGAGGAGCGTTCTCGCCGATGTGGCGAGCGCGTTCGCCGACATTGCGCTCAAGGCGGCGCTCAAGCCGGTGGGCGATCTGATTTCTGGAGCGGTGAGCTCGCTGTTCCAGGCGACCGATCCGCCATTGATGAAATTCGCCAAAGGCGGCGTGCTCTCGGCGCCGAGCTACTTTCCGATGAGCGGCGGGCTTGGCCTCGCGGGGGAGGCGGGCCCAGAAGCGATCGTGCCGCTCAGTCGCGGCAGCGATGGACGGCTTGGCATTGCCGGCGCGCAGCCCTCGGTGACGGTGAACTTCAACGTGACCGCGAGCGACGCGCGGAGCTTTGCCGCGAGCGAAGCTGAGCTCAGCGCGATACTGCTGCGCGCAGTGAAACGCGGCACGAGGGCGAGCTGATGGTTTTTCATGCGGTGAGATTTCCGCTCGATATCGCGCTGGGTGCGCGCGGTGGGCCGGAGCGGGCGACCGATATCGTTTCGCTCGCCTCCGGCCGCGAGGAACGCAATTCGCGCTGGGCGCGGTCTCGGCATCGCTACAATGCAGGCTACGGCATCAAGTCGCGCGCCGACATGCAGGCGGTGCTCGCCTTCTTCGAAGAGCGGCGGGGGCGGTTTCATTCGTTCCTCTGGCGCGACGCGCTGGACCATTCGAGCAATGGCGGCGATGGCGCGCCGACGCCGATGGACCAGGCGCTAGGGACGGGCGATGGGGACACGACAGATTTCCAGCTGATCAAGACCTATGGCGCGAGCTTCGATCCGTATCTGAGGCCGATCACCAAGCCGGTGGCAGGGTCGGTGAGGGTGGCGGTGGATGGCAGCGAGCTGATGACCGGATTTGCGGCGGATTCGCTGACCGGCACCGTCACCTTCGCCGTGCCGCCCGCCGCGGACACGCTGGTCACTGCGGGCTTCCTGTTCGATGTGCCGGTACGCTTCGACATCGATCGGCTCGACATCGAGCTCACGAGCTTCGATGCGGCCGACGCACCGTCCATTCCGCTGATCGAGGTGCTCGAATGAGGACGCTGGAGCCAGGCTTCAAGGCGCATATCGAGAGCGGCGCGACCACGCTCGCGACCTGCTGGAGGATCACGCGATCCGACGCGGTGGTACTCGGCTTTACCGATCATGACCTCACGCTCACCTTTGACGGCCTGGACTACGCGCCCGCGCATGGCCTCGATGGCAGCGAGGCGCCGCAAAAGCTCGGGCCGCAGGTGGATACATCCGAGGTGCTCGGGATGCTGAACTCGGCGGCGATCACGGAGGCCGATATCGATGCGGGGCTGTACGATGGCGCGGAGGTCGAGACTTGGCGGGTGAACTGGCGCGACGTCAGCCAGCGAGCGCTAATGCGGCGCGGGACGATCGGCGAGATCGTGCGCGAGGACGGTGCGTTTCGGGCCGAGCTGCGATCGGGACAGCAGTCACTGAACCAGGTGCGCGGCCGGATCTATTCGGTCTATTGCGATGCGGTGCTCGGGGATGGGCGCTGCAAGGTCGCGCATGACCATCCGAATTTCGGGCTCGGCTGTGACCGTGCTCTCGCGACGTGCCGTGACCGCTTCGGCAATGTCGCCAACTTTCGCGGCTTCCCGCACATTCCCGGCAACGACTTCGTGCTCCGCTATCCCAGGAGCGGCGACGCGCTCGACGGAGCACCGTTATTCAAATGACGCGCGACGAGATTGTGAGCGCGGCGCGCCGCTGGATCGGCACGCCCTATAGGCACCAGGCGGCGACGCTCGGTGCGGGGTGCGATTGCCTCGGGCTACTGCGTGGCGTGTGGCGTTCGCTCTATGGGACCGAACCAATGGACGTGCCGAACTATCGCGCGGACTGGCGCGATGGACGGCATGCGGGTGACCTGCTGGCAGCAGCGGAACGGTGCCTTCTGCCAGCCGAGGGGGAGCCGATGGTCGGACAGGTCGTGCTGTTCCGTCTTGGGGCGACGATCCTGCCCAAACATTGCGGGATCATGGTGGGTGATCTTCGCTTCGTTCATGCACAAGAGGGGCTCGGCGTGCTCGAGGCCAATCTGACGGACGGCTGGCGGAAGCGGATTGCAGGACTCTTCGAATTTCCTGGAGTGATGCTCTAGATGGCAACGCTTGCGCTTTCGCTTGCCGGACAAGTGGTCGGTGGGTTTGTGGGCGGCCCGATCGGCGCCACCATCGGGCGGGCGCTGGGGGCGCTGGCCGGCAGCTCCCTCGACAACGCACTGTTTGGCGACAAGCCGCAAAGCGCGGGCAGCGACGTGCGGCTGCAGGGCTCGCGCGAGGGCGCGCCGATCCCGAGACTCTATGGCTGGGGAAGGCTGAGCGGCAATATTATCTGGGCGACCGAGCTTGAACAGCTGAGTTCCGAAAGCAGTGGGGCCAAAGGCGCGTCGCAGCAGAGCCAGCCGACGATTGCCGCGAACTTCGCGGTGGCGTTCTGCGAGGGCGAGGTGGCGCGACTGGGTCGCATCTGGGCCGACGGGCAACTGCTCGAGACGAGCGGGCTGACGCTGCGCTTCTATCGCGGAAGCGAGACTCAAGAAGCCGACAGCCTGATCGAGGCCAAGCAGGGGGCCGACGCGCCGGCCTATCGCGGCCTCTGCTATATTGTGTTCGAGCGGCTGCCGCTCGAGCCGTTCGGCAACCGCATTCCCAATATCTCGGTCGAGCTCTGCCGTCTGGTCGGCGCGCTCGAGCCGATGATCAAATCTGTTACCGTGATTCCGGGTGCGACCGAGTTTGGCTACGATCCGACGCCGCGCGTAAGACTGGTCGGCTCGGGCGTGACCGAGGCCGAAAACACTCACCAGAGCGCGAAACTGTCGGACTGGACGCTGTCCATCGACGAGCTCCAGGCCCTCTGCCCGAATCTCGAAAATGTGTCTCTGGTGGTCGCCTGGTTCGGCGACGATCTGCGCTGTGGAACCTGCACCATCACGCCCAAGGTTGAGGCCGCAAGCCGGACCGTGAAGGGCACAAGCTGGGAGGTTGCAGGGATCGCACGCGGGGCAGCGGGCGTCGTGAGCACGCACAACAGCGGCCCGGCCTATGGCGGCACGCCCTCCGACAACGCGGTGCTCGCGGCAATCGCGGACCTCAAGGCTCGAGGTATTGGCGTGACGCTCTATCCCATCATCCTCATGGATATTCCGGACGGCAATCCGCTCGGTCAGCCGGCATATCCCTGGCGCGGACGCATCGCGTGCATGCCGGCGTCGGACGGAACTGCAACGGCGGCGACCGAGGTCGCAGCGTTCACGACGCAGTACCGCAATTTCATTCTGCATTATGCGCAGCTGGCGGACGATGCCGGCGGCGTCGATGCGATCCTGCTGGGTTCCGAAATGCGCGGCATGACGTTCTCGCGCGGGACCGCCAACAGCTTTCCCTTCGTCGACGCGCTTGCGACGCTGGCCGACGATGTCCGGGCCGTGGTCGGACCGGACACGCTGATCACTTATGGCGCCGACTGGAGTGAATACTCGGGCTACCAGCCGGGTGGCGGCGAGATATTCTTTCATCTCGATCCGCTCTGGGCGTCGGCGAATATCGACGCGGTCGGGATCGACAACTACATGCCGCTCGCCGACTGGCGCGGTAGCGAGAGCGCCGATGCCGTCGACTGGGACGGGCCATATAGCCTCGACTATCTCGAGGCCAATACCGCCGGCGGCGAGGGCTTCGACTGGTACTATGCCAGCGACGACGATCGCGCCGCAGGGCTGCGGACACCGATCACCGATGGCGCCTACGGCGAACCGTGGGTCTGGCGGTTCAAGGATGTCCGGAACTGGTGGGGCAACGCGCATCATGATCGGCCGGGTGGCACACGATCTGGATCTGCCACGGGGTGGGTGCCGGAGGGCAAGCCGATCTGGTTCACGGAATTGGGCTGCGGTGCCGTCGACAACGGCGCCAACCAGCCCAATGTCTTCACCGATCCCAAGAGCTCGGAGAGCGCCAAACCCTATTTTTCGAGCGGCGTTCCAGACACTCTGGCACAGCGCCAAGTCTTGCGGGCCGCGCTCGAATTCTGGGGCGACGGCGCGAACAATCCATCATCTGCGGTTTATGGTACAGCGATGGTTGGGCGGATCTCGCTCTGGACCTGGGACGCAAGGCCTTTCCCGGCATTTCCGAACGATGTCGATGTGTGGAGCGATGGGGCCAACTACGCTACCGGACATTGGCTCAACGGTCGGGCCGGCGGTCTTGCGATCGATGAGCTCGCGGCGGCGATCGCGTCCGACTTCGGCGTCGCGCAGGGCGCGGGCGACGTCGCTCCGCCGTTCGTTGAGGGCTATGTGATCGACGGTCCGATGAGCGCGCGGGACGCGCTCACACCGGTGCTGGCCGCGTCCGGTCTCGACATCCGCGATACAGCCGAAGGCCTCGCGCTGGTGATGGCGAGAACGCGCGATGCCACACCCGTGACCGACGTCGCAGTGAGCGATGGTCCGATGATTTCGCGTCGCCGGCCCGATCCCGGCGAGGCGGTCGGGCAGGTGGCGCTGAGCTATGCCGACCGCGAGCGCGGCTATCTTGGCGGCTCCGTTACGGCCATCGCGGCGGGGGAGGGTCAGCTTGCAAGCTTCGACAGCGGTTTCACGCTCGATCTGACCGCGGCGCGAATTACGGCCGAACGGCTCATGGCCGGCAAGACCGGCCAGCGTGACACGATTGAGTTCACGGCGCCGCCGTCGCTGCTGGCGCTCGAGGCCGGCGATCCAGTTGAAATCGACGGCTGCGTGTTCGAAATCACTGAGCTGAGGGATGGGGTCGCGCGGGCGATTGTTGCGCGTGCGGTGACGCCCGAGCTCGAGATCACGAGCGTGGGCCAGCGGCCAAGCGCTGGAGGAGCGCCCGCGCCGGATGCCGATCCTGTGCTCGATGTCGCGCAATTACCGCCCGCCCTGGACGATCTCGGCCATACACAATTGGCGCTGGCCGCGTTCGCCCGGCCATGGCCCGGCGTGCTGACGGTCAACAACGATGCCACCGGAGCTTCGATCACCACGCTCGCACATACGGCCTCGCTCGGGGAAGTGACCAGCCCACCGGCGCCGGCCCACGCTTATTTGTGGGATGCGCGCAACGCGCTGGAGCTGGTGCTTTACGCCGGCCATCTGTCATCGCGTGACGACGATGAGGTGCTGGCAGGTGCCAACCGCGTCGCCGTACAGAACGATGCGGGCGATTGGGAGGTCATTGGCTTCGCCGATGCCGAGCTGATCGCGAGTCAGACCTACCGGCTCACGCGGCTGCTGCGCGGCCAGATGGGGACCGATTTTGCGATCGGAGCCATCTCGGCCGGCAATCGCGTCGTCGTTCTCGACACTGATGTCACGATGCTCGCGGCGCCGGCGGCCTGGCTCGGTACGACCGTCGACGTCCGCAGCTTTGCGGGAAGCCTTGACGCGGAGGGGGCGCTTCAGGAGCTCGAGATTTCACTCGACCCCGCGCTGCCGCTCTCCCCCTGCCATCTGACGGCCACTCGGGGGGCGGGGAGCAATGACATTGCGCTGAGCTGGGTGCGTCGCAGCCGCGCCGACAGCGACAGCTGGACCCCGGACGACGCCCCGCTCGACTATTCACCGGAGGCTTATCGGCTGGCAATCTACAACGGGGCGAGCCTCGTGCGGACGATCGACACGAGCGCGCCGTCGGCGTCCTACACCGAGGCCGAGCAGACCGCGGACTTCGGCAGCCCCCCGTCGAGCTTCGCCTATAAGGTCGCGCAGAAGAGTGCGGTCTACGGCCCCGGCCATTGGGCCTCGGCCAGCTTCACCGCCTGATCTCGGAGAAATCTCATGCCAAAGCTCAGCGCGGCCTCGCGAGGCCGGCTCGCGGCTGCGCATCCACTTCTGCAGCAGCTTTTTTCGGCCATCGCCGAAGAGGCACCGATCCTCGTCCTCGACAGCCAGCGTGGTCGCGTAGCGCAGGAGCGGGCCTTCTCGCTCGGCAACAGCCGGGCGCATTTCGGGCAGAGCGCGCACAACTGGGCACCGGCGATCGCGCTGGATGTTGCACCGGCGCCGCTCGACTGGAACGACGCGGCACGCTTTTTGGCCCTCGCGCGGATCGTCAAGGCGAAGGCGAAAGAACTCGGCATTCCGATCGCCTGGGGTGGCGACTGGCAAAGCATTAGGGACCTGCCGCACTACGAGCTGGCCCCGTGGCGTGCCTTCGCGGCCAAGGCAAGCCCGTTCCTCGGATGAGCCCCTACAGGTTCGGAACGCGCTCAGCCGAAACGCGGGTGCTGCAGCAGCAGCTTGCGGCACGCGGGATATATGCCGGACCGATCGACGGCATCTTAGGTCGCGAAACCGAGAAAGCCGTCGCGGCCGCTCGCGAGTGTTTCGGGCTCACTGGAACGGGAGTCGACGCGGCGCTGCTGCGCGCGCTGTCGCCCGGACCGTCACTGCTCTCGGGGCTTCTCGCGCGCCTCGCCACGGCCCTCATTTTCTCTCAACTGAAAGGACTTATGCAAATGTCTTTCCTCTCTGGATATAAGACCTACATCGTTGCCGGTGCCATGCTTCTGGCCGGCCTCGCCGGCATGCTCGGCGTCGATATACCGAGCTTCACCGGCCAGGCGCCTGGCGACCTCGTGATGGAAGCGTTGGCGTTCTTCTTTCTGCGGCAGGGGCTGAAGACAGGCGCGACGAAGGGTTAGTGGGGCCGTTCATTGCGCATTCAGCGGATCGTGCCTAAATCTGGCCGCATGATCCCGTTCCGTTCCGTCATTCTGGCTGCGGTTGCGGCGGTGGCCCTGTCTGTGGCCCCCGCCGGGTCGGCTTATGCCGCCAACGGCGCGGGGCGGGCCTGCCTGAGCGAGCCCGAGATCGAGGCCGCGATCGCGTCGGGCCAGATCCAGAGCTGGGCCAAGATCCGGGAGCTCGCCAACATTCCGCGGAACTACAAGGAAGCCTCCGACGTGCAGGTCTGCCTGCGCGCGGGGGTGCCTTATTTCATCGTGTCGATGGTTTCACCCAAGGGCGAGTACTTCAAGATCGTGCTGAACGCCGTGGATGGCAGTTCCTGA